GCTCTGGCTTCTGCGTCTTGCTCCATCGCAGCATTTTCGTTCATAAAATACGCTGCAATCTTGTCAAATTGCTTTGGCGATAGACCAGCCTCAAACACAGCCTGTCTAAAACTGTTTGCCTGTTCATCGCTTAGAACATTTGCAAAATCTGCAACATAGGCAGCGGTGTCTTGCGGCCGTCCTGTTTCGGCATAAAAGTTTGTCCACTGCTCATCCGTCCAGCTTTCCTGTGGCTTGCCGATGTTTTCTGCGCCAATCATTGACCGCGCATGGACATATGATTTTGCCAACGACCCGGCGTCTGTAAAGTTTTTTAAACTGGGATTGCTTCGCAAATCTTCTGGTAGGCTATCTAAAAAATTAACTGGTGCTGCGCTTTCTGCGACAGCTTCCGTTGCGACTTCTTGAGATCCAGTGTCTTGGGTTGCCTCTTCGCTCATTCGGGTTCCTTCCCTTCGGTCAGCATACGGACAATCAGCAGCACTGCTGCGCGCTGACCTTCATTAAATGCACTATTGTATGGATTGTCCGAATACGTGGTTGTCTCAAAGCCGAACCGTGCCTTGAGGTCACTAAGTACGATCTCGCCATCGTCCGTATTAAATGTTTTACGATAGGCGAGCTTTAAATCTTCTACTTTCATTACTCTAGGTTTTCTACTGGTACACTACCAGCCGCCTTGATAAATGGCGCTATTTTGTTTGCAGCTTCAGCGCTTTGCATCTGCTCTTGCACTGCCTGTTGTTGTTGTGCTGCCTCTGCCTGTTGCTGTCGCAGTTCGGCAACTTCATCATTACCGCGTATAACTCTGGCTGGTAGCCCAGCGGTCTCTACGAGGTACTGCACCATCTTATCACCGTCCAAGTAGTCGGTAACTGGTGCTACCTGGCTGACTTGCAGCAATATCTCAAACCCACGGAGCATGGCTTGTAGATCTGTAAGTTTTTGCGCTTTCGCTAGGGGGCTAACGTATTCAATATCAATGTCCTGACCTTGTAGCTCCTCAGGTGCTGGTGGGAGGAGGCCAGACCTGAGAAGCAATGCAAAGGAACGCGATATAAGAGGCTGGAGCAATTCAGCTTGCATCCGTCCTAAAACAGGGCCAAGCAACCTCATTTTTTCTTCGTTTCTCTGCAACACTTCTGTCGCTGTCATATTCTGACCCTGACCCAAAAGCAGCTGGTCTACATAGAATGCTTGACGTATTGCACCACGCCTTTGCTCTTCCATGTTCAGCCCTAGTGGGTTGTTGGCTCCGATTTGCAGCGGCTCAAGTCTATCTCTCGTTCCTGATCTGAAAAAGTTTAGTGCGCCCGGTGAGGTGCGTACTGTACCTAAAAAACCATCGTCTGGAACCATCAATGGTGGATCGATTTGTTTTTGTGCAGCCTTTATTGTTGTCTCCGACATTTTGTTGAGCATCTTAACGTCAGGCAGTGCGGTCATTGCCGGACTACGCCCATAGGTACTAACGCTATCTTTTACAAAACGCGGTGACATAAACGGCATTTCGTCAAAGCCACTTTCACTAAGCAGCTCACGACTTTCTGCCATATAATATACAGACGCTACTGGTTTATTTTTTGCAAATGCACCAGTAGCTTCTGCACGGGGAAAAACAGCATGGATTAGCTCATGTTCTTTATACGGATCGTTATCAACATCTTTTTCTACAATCTTCGGCATTGTCGCGTCAGGAAACTGCATTTTAATAGATCGCGCGGTTAGTTTGAACTTTCGATAGATCGTATCAACACGGCCTTGCCCATCTTCTGATATATATATTTCTGCAATGTGCCGACACGCAAACCTTAGTCCGTCTGCGTCCATATCAACAAAAAAGCTGCCAGTGCCAAAAACCACCAGGTCATAATACAGCTCGTGTATTTCCTGTTGAAAATTACTTCTATTAAAGTGCTGATACATCTGATCGGTTGATATTTCCAACCATTCATTTGCTGCATCGTCTCGTTGCAATGCCGGGTTGCGATACCGCATGGAAAACCACGGAGTGCTAGGGCTTGTTAGCATACCATGCAAGCTCGATGCCAACAGCTCTACGGCATGTATTGCCGTACCATCGAATATAAGTTCTGTTCTTTTATCACCTTGCGTCCGTTTTTTGACAATGTCAGCTTTTCTGGGCAGCATAAAATCAGCTAGTTGCTGCCAGTGCTGTTCCCAGTTACTGCGCTGATTCTGTAGCGTTTTATAGCGCCTGTCTAATTGTGCAACGAGAGGTGTAACTTCAGCCATTAAGACATTCCATAACTATTCATTATTGTGCGTTTCGGACGAAGTTTCGGATCACGCACACCACTGAGCGCCCTTCCTTGCGTACGTCCGGCCATTTTCTGCTGCGCTCTTTCCAGCGGATCAACAGTCATCTGCCCCATCATTTGCGCTGGCTGTGCAGCAGTGCCACCCATAATACCAGCAACGTTGGTGAGCTTTTTTTTATTACTTAACAACATATCAAGCGCCTATCAGAGTTCTGCGTCTGCGAAACAAATCTGCCTCTTCATCCTCATCGGTCAACAAACCCTGAGGCGTTGTTTTAATATTAGACAATGTACCTTTGGTCATCATGCTGATCGCATCATCTTCTGCCTCACCAACAGATGTGGTCAACGCAGATGCCTGGTTTTGTTCCTGACCAGCCGCTGTCGCAACAGATGTTGCCGTATTATCAAAGTAGTTTGAAATATTATCTGTATTATCAAATGTTTGATTAGATATATTTTCTACATTCGTAAGCGCTGTATTTGTGGTTTCGTCTAACGTAGTAGGGTTTGTATTTGTTTCTGTATTTTGTGTTACGTTTGTAACTTCTTCCGTTGGCTTAGTTTCCGTTGTGTCATTATTTTTACTACGATCTCTGCGCTTATCACGCCTACGCTTCATATCAGCTAATGCTTGTTGTGATGCTGCTTTACGTCCAGGCAAACGAGAATAATAATCTGCGTCTTTTCGTTTTACGCCAGTGTCCATTAAAACGTCATCGACTATTTTTCTGCCACGACTTTTGTTTGTTCCTGGCGGTCTAGCACCTGGACTTTTGCGATTACGAAAACTCTCTCGCAATCGTTTAAAAAAATTACGCATACTTATCTCCTACGCTGCAAACGGATTATAACCGTTGTCAGCATCCCTTTGAGCTGGACGTAAATTGTCCGACACAGCCCTAATACCCACCGCCAAATACCGATAAGCATCCGCGCTATGCGAACTCCAATCATGTACAGGGGTGTTCCTAAAACTACGTAAACGCTCATTATAAGCCCGGTGATACTGCCTAAGAGCCTCAAGACCAGGCTTGCACAACTCTGCATCAAACCAGCAACGAGGGAGTAACATTTTCGCAGCATGGATCCCATCCTCTAACGGCAATTTCGGAACAACCCTAAAATTAATCCCCAGGTCATAAGCAGCCTCTCGCCTACTCTTCCCAGTACTTAATTCTCTCACCTCGATGTCGTGCGGTGCATGATGCATCGAATATAAATATTCTTTTTGTTGCAGCACCTTTGCATAATGCGGCAAGCCCTCTCCTCTATTCTCATAATAATCGATTACATGCACAGCTCGCCCAACTTGCTGTACAAACCAGATCACCGTGCTATCGCCCACACCCAGATCCCAAAAAGTTTCTACCCTTACAGATGGATCATACGGAACTGAAGTTATGCGCCCCATCTCATGGAGCTCTTGTAACTCTTTTCCATAAACAGCACCGGGTACATTCGCTACCCAGCTACACTCATACTCCTGTGCATACTGGTCAGGGCTCATCATACTCGATGCAGCCTCTAACTCCTCATCATCCAGTATTCCTGTTTCACTTGCCTTGAATAAAGCCGTGTGCCAATCGCCTTGCCTCTCAGCAGCATCATACAATTCATAAAACGCATTGTGACCCCTTGGCGTACCAATAAACAACGCCCATCCCTTACGATCACTTAGCGCTGGCCTGATGATCTCCGGAAATAAACTCTCCGGCATATCAGCCATCTCATCCAAACAAGTACCGTCCTGGTATATCCCACGCAGACTATCAGGGTTCTCAGCACCCAACAGCTGTATCCTAGCGCCATTCGGTAAGTCACACCGCAATTCAGTCTCGTGAAACCTCACCATCGGTATCGCTCCAGCGAACTGCTTCAGATAATCCCAAGCAACCGCCTTCGCCTGACGATATGTCGGTGCAATGTAACTAAACCTTGGATTAGGCTTGTCACACAATATAGCAGCCCTTAACAAGTGATTGATCGCCATCACTGTCTTGCCAAACCTACGGTGGCATACAACTACACCCCAGCGTTTCTTAGCTAACGCCTGGTGCAATTGGTTTTGCAGAGGTCTTGGTGAATAAGGTATCTCGATGTGCATGTGTGTCAGTGTCTTGTGTAGGTGTATTACATGTATAGAAGTAGCGCCCACTTTTTCGGGGGGTGGGGGTCTGCCCCTAGCAAAATTATAGGGTCATCGGGTGTGCAACCCGACTACATTACTTGTAATTACAATAGGTTAGCTATGCCGCATCACAAATGCATCACAAACAACAGGCATATCAAAAACAAAATCAAATCTTGGAGGGTATGCTTGCCTTGTACGCGCGACCCCTGTCACAGCCTATGCACTACACACACAAATCAGCTAGCTTCCGCAGTGACATCACCACCTGACCACGTCAATGTTATCTGTCCAGTCTGTTGCTTATCCTCTGCCTTGTCACGTAACCCCAGTGGCTGCATCTGACGTATGTGCTTGTCCATATGATCAGCCTGTAGCCTACGCCTCTGTACCTCTGCCATAGCCAGCTTTGGATCATCAGGTAAGGCTGCTTCCACCAAGTCTAGTATTTGATCACGCATGACTTCGCATTGAAGAGATCGAGCATTACGATATTGTGTGTATGCATCCTCATCTTCCTGGACATAACGCAGTATTGTACGCCAAGAAGGTAAGTGATCGTTCTCGTTACAAATGCGAGTAAGGCTTACACCTTCCGCTATTGCTTCGCAGATGATGACCATTTGCTCTTTTGTTACATTACGTTTTGGCATTGTGTACCTAAAAAAAAAGACCTGACTAGACTGGTTTTACAGTTTGAGACAGCATAAGCGCCAGTTGATTATGAATCTAGCCAGGTAAGTTAGTTGTTGAGGTATGGAATATACAGGCATTCCAGTTGTCGTGCTGACAGCTCGAACCGTTTTCTCGCGACAAGATATGGAGGGAGCTGCCAGCGTTTGACATTGATCAAACAATATCTGTCCAATCATATCATATCACATACTATATTTCGTGCATCCATACAAGCAATAGTTTTTTTTAACTAAAATACTCTGCAAGGATTTCGTCATCAGTATACTTTAGCTTTGCCCATAGTCTAACTAGTGCATCCTGGTAGCGTCGTTTGATCTGTCTGCCATCACGCAAACCATGCATACGTGCAAGCTTCTGCCATTGCGCGCCTCGCTCACGAAAGGCAGCGCTATGGCTAACAGCCCACACCATCTTGCGATCATCTGCGTTCATGTGCTCGATACCAAGGATAAGAGCTCTGTCATATTGTGTTACTTGCTTGGGAGACGGTGCTGGATGTTTGGGCTTGAATTCAGAGTAACCATATGCACTCCACTGCTGTGCATACTCAGGCCATGACCCTAACTTTTGTTTTCGTATTGCTGGTGGGAGCGCACGCTCTGTTTCTGCTGCCTCAAAAAACATATCTGACAGCTGTGCTACGTCAGGGTTATCCACAAGGTTTGCTCCGAAAAAAATATGATTGCCTATATACACTTAGTGTAATCACTTAGTGATAACTCTTTGTGTGTTTGTCGCGTTTGCAAATGAGCTATATGGATGCTCATTTACAACGCTGTGTAAACTCTTAGTGTAATCACTTAGTGTATACTGTGTTGCGACTGCGTCGATTATAAGAACGTGATTCAAAACAGGTCAATCCCCTATTTTTCCACAAACGTCTAACTTGCTATTTGACGTACGTCTTCGTGTATTTACGTATAAGTTTTTTTTATTCTGCTTCGCCCGGTTGCTCTTAATCTGCTGCAATGTGGCTAGTGTGTGATCAAAATCATCATCGTCCATCCGCATCATAAACGTAATAATTTTTGATACGTTTCGTGTAGTCTCAGACATTTGTTATCCCCTTCGCTTCGTCCTCTGCCAGGCGTATAACCCAGCTTAACTTTAGTAATTCATCGCCCATGTCTTCAGTCACAGCGCCACTAAACAACACCTTGTTGTATTTGTTTTCCACAGCCTCACTTGGCCTTACTGACCAGGTAGCATCGCCATCCTTCACACTAACCGTGAACAGCATATGCCCCACTGTGACTTGGCGGTTCATCATTCAGTACCGCATCTTCGAGCAAGCTTACCTTGCCTGACCCACCGCACACCTCACATGGAACCATCTGGACGTACTCACCGTTGTTGAATTCCGTAGGCCAATGCACGTAGTAAGTCATTTCTCTTTCTCCGTAGCCTCGACAACGTGAACACCTGACCAGTATCACATCGTCATCAGGCATCACTTTACCTTTAGCTTTACCAATGGCGTCAAGAACGCTGTAACGTCCTCGATGCTCTTACACAAAGCCCAAGCAAAACCAGCCTCTATAATCTGATCTCGCATACGCCTCTGGTTTTCGTTCATTACACCGCGCTTCGCTTTGAGCTCGATAAAGATTGCTTCGTTGTTGCCGCTCTTGGTTGCAGTAGAAGGACAAAACAATTCCAGGTCAGGCCAGCCATACTTCGTACCCATTTTCTTTAGCCTGTTAATGTAGTTGATATGTCTACGCCCCTCGTTTGGACTGTGGTGGTAAACACACCCATCAGGCAGCGCTACATCAAGCCAGGAAGCAACCTGGCGCTGTAGATCGTCCTCAGTCACGACGCAGATAGAAGTCATTTGGCATCACTGCGCTATTTGTTTTTATGACAATGCGCTCCATAAATTCTTGATTAGGTATAAGCCTTGATTTATCATCAAAACTTAAACACCAGCGACGAGCCACTGCTGCATGACTTGCACCTAGCTGCCTTGCCAGTTCTGAATAGCTCCAGTTATTTTGCTTTCTATAATCGTCAAGTGTCATAGCAATCCTTACTGCAAGAATTGTAAAAAACTTGACTTAGATTTACAAGCCAATTAATTGTAGTATCGATTTGACCATTTGCGACAAGGTAAGATATTATGCAAGCAACCATTTACAACTTGTTTAGAGAAGTAGCTATTATGCCAAATAATCTCGACGCAATCATCCGCGCCAGCGGCATGAATAAAAAGCAAGTTGCGAAAGCAGCTGGCATGACCCCAGAAACACTTAGCCGACATATTCATGGCAAAGTACAAATGACGTTAGAGAATGCTGAGAGGTATGCAGAGATCCTTGGTGTATCTGTTCAAAAGATAATGTTTGTTAATCCACCAACGCCCATCGTTGGAGAAGCAATTTTACAAGCAGACGATATTATTGTTAGAAATTTTCTAACTAAGTGGACGCGAGGTGTGCAAATCAGATCTTATTTAGGCGATGATATATGCGCTGTTAAATATACAGCAGAGCCTGGTTATAAAGGTTATTGGTACGAATATACAGATGCTCTTTGTTTTTATCTAAAGAAACCAATACTAGAACATTTTGTTGATAGAGGTTGTGTGCAAAACTCAAGCTTAGTCATGCTAGAAGATGAAATTAAGCTACCTAATCAAGAGCCAACGCGACTACTTGCTGGCGTGGTATACCCAGAGCCAGGTAACCTTTATACCATAGACAGTCCTAAAAATGGTATAAACCTACGAGGACTGAAACTTGTATGGGGTACACCATATATATCTGCATTGTTTAGACCAGATCTGCGTGGCGTTACTTATGTTGACATCGAATGTGAACACTCTGACTGTAAGGAATGCAACAATTCTTACAGCAATTCTTGACCGATAGTATCCAACTCTATATTCTTTTTCTTACGCATTATAAAATCAATTCTTGACATCGTTTTTACAAGCTGATTATTTAATCGTGCGACAAGAAATGGAGTGACTGATGTTTGACATCCCACAATGGGCTGTTCGACATGACTACTTTCACCATTCTAACCCTCGTTCGGGAGACAGGGCTAAGAAGTTATTTGAGAAAGTGCATGTTAGACCAGCCCTAAAAAAAGCGTTTGATACGCTAAAAGATATTGAGGCACATGAAACCGATTTAGCTAATGCTAGGCTCACGATTGATATCTTTAAGAACAATCGTGGGTCAGCTAAAATGGCTGCTGGTAGAGCTGTGCAAGATGGTACTGATTTATGCCTAATCCCTGATGGAGAATTTGGACAGACACTGAGCTTGCAAGAAGCGCAGCTGATAGCCAAAGAAAACCTAACAGCATACATACCTAAGAACTACGACCAAACGGTTGAGGCAAACGATAAAGAGCAACTAGAGAAATGCCTGGAAGAAATAGATGCCGTTGTAGAGAACGCTGTGTTCGGCCTTAGAGAAGCTATGGCGCGTGACAATAGGTACATTGGTGAGATCGAGCTTCTTGAGGCGCTCCCAGGCAACGTTCTACCACACAACACACTGCCAGACTACGGACGTAGAGGTGATCTAAAAACCAAATGGTCTGGATCTCCGTATTTTAATAAAAAAGGTGAACGTACTTGGAAAACTGGATACCTACCAAAAAC